TTAAACAGCGATGGTTATCCATTCCTTGCCCCGGTCATCATTGTACTTGTCGGTCATAGACTGGTTTTTATGGCCTAACAGAGCTTTGGTATCGACACCTTGTTTTCGATATAACCGTTCGGATAGTGAGCGCTGTTCATGAAATGTTGGTGGCGTTCCGTCATTCCACTTTAAACCACTGGCGTCGCGTGCTTCGCTGAACGCTGAAGTAATGGTTTTGTCCTTTACGCCACCCCCGCGTGTTGCTCCAGCTACAGCATGGTGGTGATGTATCAGATATTTACTCATCACATTATCCCGACATAACGAGATAATTTCTCGCAAACTAATTCCGATCGCATCACAGCGTAAACTTAATGGTATTGCTACTCTCGCGCCGCCTTTACTTTGCACAACATGAAGGTGATCGTCCCAAACATCGGAAAATTGCATTTTTGCGATGTCGCCTAATCGCTGACTTGTAATCATGGCCAGTAGCATTGACCGCTGAACATAGGGCTGCATAGTTTCAGCTTGCTGGAAAATAACATTCCACTCATCAACACTGAGTCGTTGGCGTAATACCGTTGCTTTTATCTGCTTTGATGCCAGCGCGGGATTGTAGCCAGGTGGAACCTCACCAGCGTGTTGAGCCTCTTTGAATACATCGATCATGACCTTCCTCACAACCTGAGCCATGACCAGTTGATCCCGTTCTTTGTACGGCATGAGAATATCTGTGATATCCCTGACTGTAACTTCCGGCAAAAGTTTATTGCCCAGCATCTGGCGCATAATTTTTACGGGAGTTTTCTTCTGATTAATCGTGATTGGCTTTATTTCGCCAACCTTTACACGTTCCTCCTGTATCGACCAGTAGCGACTCAGCCAGGCGTCAACAGATATACCACCGCCGAGACTCCTGCTAATGGTGTCTCTGGCGATCATTAGTTGCCCCATTCTTTGTTCAGCAAACCGGCTATTAGCCTCCACAGCGATCGCCTTTGCTTCCTGCTCGTTATCTCCTAGTCCGTGGAATTTGCCCGTAACAGGATGCTTATAACGCCAATAAACCTTTTTAGTTCTGGCGTCCGTGTAACAAGACAGTCCGGGGATATCGATATTATATTTACGTGGCCGCGCCATCTTCCATTATCCTTTTCAATCGCGGATCATCGTTTTCTTTAACTGCCGGCTTGATGGTCACCCCAACAAAGCGAGCATTTTTATCAACCCGCCAGCACCTGCCAGCCTTAAACGGCGGCGGTGTTATCATGCCAGCCTGAGCGTATTTAAGTAAGGTCGGGTAGCTGGGAATCGGATCGGTAAATTCTTCCGCAGCCCACTCTTTCAGTGTTTGTGTTCTGCTCACTCTGCCACCCCTGCATTTTCCTTGACTGTTGCTTGCTGGTTTCTTGACTGGTTGAATAGCTGCTCTTTCTGCTTTGCTCGGTGAACGCAGGCCAAAAATGCAGCATCTGGAAAATAGCGCCTCATCTCGACGATCAGTAGCTCATTTACCTGATGGCGACTTGCCTCCATAAGCTCTTTTTCTTTCTGACGCAGGATCGCCAATTTATCGCAGATGGCACGGCGAACCTTTCCGCACTTTTTCTTTGCTATGCCAGCCCTAAATCGCCAGTCATTATCACGGTTACCGACAAGATCCAACTGGATATCGATATCACCAATAGTTTGGTTGATGCTCGATAGGGCAACCAGCAGATCACTAATCGTGTTCAGGCTTTCTACGTTAATGTGATTTTTCACTTATACCCCCGTTAATTTCTGCGCAGGCGCTCTCCCACCCGCCATAGCTGTTAACCATTTCGCCCAGACGAGAAAAGCAGGCGTTCATCCAGAGAATTCCTCTAGGGGTAAGCATTGGTACAGTTCCCCAGTCGATAAAATGGGAATTACGGCGATCCATATATCCGATGAGATCCAGAATATTGATGTAATGAGTACGGCGGCGTTCAATGTCCCATCCCTTATCTTTGAGGTAGCCGTCAATAAAGCCCCGCAGCGCTGGCTGGTTAAGCGAAATGTCACCATACTGATGGCGGTAGACCGAGCGGCGGTGCGTACTTACCAGATAGAACAGGTAAGCATCACACACCCAATCGAGCGCCTGCCGGTGGGGTTGATGTGATTCGTTATGCACGGTCACAGTTGCTGCTACGCCAGCATCTTGATAATTGAATCTCATCTGTCCTCCTTAATGCCGCGATGGTGGTGTTGGCATTTGGTAACCATTGGTGCGGACGTCCGCAGCCACCTGGCGGAATATGTCGTCGATAAAATCACGCATCCACCGCTTGCCTAATTCGCGCATTACGTTTTCTGACTGATAAAATTGGAATACAGCCAGGTAACATTGTTGTGGCTCCTTAGCGATCAACGCGGACTCAAGGTGCGTTTGCAGTAAAAGCTCAATGGTTTCTTTGTTAATCGCCATCGCCACATCACCATCTACAAATTGCCCGCACCCGTCGCGCATTCCCCAGCGTTCCTCGCAGTCAATGAGGTAAAGTAGCGCCTCACAACTACGCATTGATTTGCAGGCACACTCTGCCCATTCCTGCTGTTCCTGTGGAGTCAGAGGGCTATTGTCCACGCGCTCTTCGTCAAGCATCCACGCGGGTGGCGTAAAATCACCGCCAGATCGGGCCATTAAATCTTTTGCGCGCTGAACGAGTAACTGAACGTTATTTTTATTGGACATGGTTGACCTCTCGTCCGTCTGCGGAAACGCTATCCGGTGGGGTGATGCTCCACCCAGCTTTACGCGCCAACTCCAGAAAGGTATCGACTCCCGCAACCAACTCATCATCGGATAGTCGACAGTTGCTGGTAGCTACACCGTCCTTCACGTACACCAGCACGCGCCCAGTGAAATTAGAGGTAACCTGTAGCACGGCGGTAATGGTTGGTGTCTGGTTATGCATTGCTTTCTCTCCGTTCCGCTCGTTCTTCAATGAAATAACAGACAACCTCTCTACTTAGACGAGCCAGCAATCCCGAAACAGCAGCAATTTCGGAGTCCTGAAGGGCTTGAGGATATCCCCCAAGCAATCGGCTAACGATCTCAACCTCAAATGCTCTTTCTTCGGCTTTATCCAGAGTTATTTCACGCGACATGCTTTATCTCCTTTTGTGCCTGAGCTGCTAAATTTCCAATTACTTCCATAATGCCAAGAGCTAAATATCTTTCGTTGTCGCCTTCTGTTAGATATCTTGCGGCTAAAGCTAAAGCCTCTATTTCCATAAATGTCCCTGCATGGTCGAATTTTTTATTATTCATTGTTTTTCTCCGCTAGATATTCTTCAATACGTGTGATGCTATACATTTCATCGACCCATAAAAAAATCTCTTGGCGTTGATTTGTGTCTGATATATTAGGTATTACTTCTGTCAATAAATACTGTAATACAGTTTTAACCCTCAACAATTTGGCGCGAGATTGGTTTTCCGTGGTTGCATCTATTGGGGCATGAAGATGTCCAATCAGATTTTGCACACGCTGTTGATCTTTGTAATAGGTCTCTAGATTGATTTCTTTAGGCATTACCCACCTCCAGAACATTAACGCCGTTATTTTCAATAGCGTCACTTACCGCAGCCAGAATCATTTCGCTCATGACTTCAAAACCGAGTGGCGTTAATTTGCTGCCGTCTTTATTTTGCATATTGATGTAGAGCGTTTTTATTTGGCTGGTGGCTGCGTCCAGTCCGAATTCTTCCACGCCTGCATTCTCGATATATTTCACCATGCAGGCGCTAACGTTCTCCTCTGAGACTTCCACGGTGGTTTTATTGCCGTTCTCCAGTTTCAGTATTGCTACGCTGCTGCCGTAATGACGCTGGCAAAAATCCACATACAAGCGAGATATGCGTTTTCTTTCTATCTCTATTTGGCTAAATGGTTTATTGCTATTCATAATTAGTGCCTCATGGATTTCAGGGTGTGCGAATCCCCAGCGCTGGCGCTGTAATTTGGTTTTGTTTTTTATTTTTAATTGATTACATCAATATCCACGATAAAAGAAAGTTTTTATTAAACACGCTTTCTCAACTCGCCCTATGATGTTTATCATGCTTAGTTCATCTTCTTCTATCCGGTATCGTTGATAATAACCATTGTCAGATATAACCAGTAACGGCCCACCAATGTCTTGCAGTCGCTTAACAAAAAAAATGCCATCAATGCTAAAGTAATGAATGCCGTCTACAAAATATCGATACTTTGTCGTATCAATCAGTAATTGATCTCCGCACTCTATAGTGCCTGACATAGAATCATCTGGCATGGTGATGACGATTCTATTATCCATGCTGTGATAGGGGGCGTTTACTAATGTTGCTGTAGGTTTTACCTGTATTAATTTAGTCGTTTGCATTATTTACCAACCCCCTCTTTTCTAATACCCTTTTTGCTATGAAGTGATATTCACCAGTATCAGCGTTGCTATACGTGCAAATATAATTACCGTTGATATCCCCGACTATTGGCATTGGCTCATCTTCTTCAATACCGTAAGCCTTTTTCATTAACCACATTGCTAAGACCCATCCCCAACGAGTGGGATTGTTTCTGATGCAGTTTTGCGCCTTACGGATTTTTTCTGCTTTACTTAATTTTTTAATCTCCATAGCGTTACCCTTGATTGGATAATATAAATTTTTTAAATTTCTCAGAGCCATCTATTATTTTTTTTGCTTCTTCATTGGCTTCTTCGTATTCGTTAAAAAAATCAACCAATAAAAAATACCCATCGACATTTTTGTATAACGCGAATTCAAAAAAATTATAATCAATCAATTGAATGATATATTTTTGTGTCGCCGTTATGGTGTTAGAGGCAAGTAGCAAAGGATAATGACTGCCTGATTGCTTTAATTTTTGATAGGTGTCGAGTAGTTGATTGTTTTCTATGGGTGTTAGATGCCCTGATATATTCATCTCATTAGCTCCAGTGTTGCTGATGAGATGATAATAGACAAAGCGATTAGGTATGTAAATCGCTAAAGCGATTTATTTTGTGTGTTTTATTTAAGGGTTTGATAGGTAAAGAGATATTTTTAAGTGCGTATTTATAGCGCCGGTACAAGCCGGCGTAAGGGGTTAGGCGAATCTTTTAAAGTCTGCGGATTGCTTTAGGAGCACTTTTGCAAAGATGTGAAATTCACCCTCATCTGATTTATTGATTGACCAGGTTGAGTATAATTTATTGTCTGACAGTACTAACAACTCAGATTTAGCCATCTGAAGTCTTTTTATATGGACTGTACTCCCATAACAGAAGACATAAAGACCGTCACCATCAAAGCAATTTACTGATATATCAACAAAAATTAAATCTCCTGGTTCAATTGTCCCTGACATGCTATCACCACGCACGGTTATAACCTTTACCACTTCAGGCGGGCGACCACCAAAAAGCAGTCGCGCCTGCTCTGTTGTGTATTCTATGGCGCGAACGGTTTCTATAAAATCAGAAGCAATCAACGATCCAGCGCCAGCGCTAGCCTGCACATCCAGCACATCAACGCGATATACGCCCGGGTTAGTTGACCGACCAAGGTGGGATGTGGGTGTTGAAGCTCCTATTGTTTTTTCACCCTGCCCTTGAGCTAACCACTCAGCGCTCACACCTAATACTTGCGCAATTTTTACAACATTTCGTGATCCGTTTGCGCCGTTAAGGAGTTTGTTGACGCTGGATTGTGCCATACCAACTTCCTTAGCTAGTCTTCCTTGTGTAATTCCTGCCTGACTCATTGCCTGCGCCAAACGATCCGAAAAGCCCATTTCAACCACCCTTTCGACTAAATAAGATTACGTATCTTATCGCCTTGGCGATAAATCAGCAATAAATCGCTTAGGCGATTGTATTTTTGCTTTGTATCGCTAAAATGATAAAAAATGAAATAGGGATGCACTATGAAGAATAATGCGATACACAAGGCGATTGTTTTAGCTGGAGGACAACTAGAACTAGCTAAAAAATGCGGTAAGTCACAGTCCACTATCAGTGATTGGCTGAATGGGAAAAAGCGAATTTCACCAGAGAACGTGCAGTCTCTTGTTGATGCTGTACATGGCGAAATATTGGCTTATGAGTTTCGTCCCGATCTTCCAAGTTTATTTCCACACCCCGAAGAGCGCGAGGTGTGACATGTCACCAGAGCAATTCATACGCAAACACATAACCGCCGTGCTGGTGGCTGAGGGGTTCCCGTTGAATGTCGCAGGGGGGGGGGGGCAGCAGACCACGGCATTGAGTATTACCGCCGAATGTCACAGGCCAGCAAGAAAGGAAATGCTTTTGATGATTGTTTGTTCCGCGCCCGTCAGTGGGCGCTGGGGCAAACCACAGCAGCAGAGAGAAAAACAGGCAAAAGAAAAGCCGGAAAGAGTGGCACCTCTGACCGGCTACTTTGACTTAGGAGTGTCTTCATGAAAAACAATACCAACAAACATCAGAGCATTTCAAGCGTTGACGCTGAAAATCTACCCGATATCCAGTGGAGTGATGTTCGCGTTGTGACCACCGAGACGCTGGCTAAGGGGTACGGGACGGATGAGGCGAATATCCGAAAAAACCTGTCACGTAACAATGACCGTTTCATTGAGGGTGTGCATGTTTTTACTATCGAAGGTGATGGACTTCATAATTTGCGAGTGACTAATAGTCACGCACAAATTTCGAACAAAGCCCGCAGCCTTACCCTCTGGACTGAAAAGGGCGCTGCCCGCATGTCGAAGATTGTGGACACAGACGAAGCGTGGTCATTCTTCGAAAAAATGGAATCAGCGTATTTCCGTAAACCTGCCACATCCCAATTAGTTGGCTCTATTCCAAACTTCAGCGATCCGGCAGCCGCTGCGCGTGCGTGGGCTGATCAGTATGAAGCTACGAACAAGGCGATTGGTTACGCCCACCGTCAAGCTCAGTACATCGAGCATCTGGAAAACCTGTTTAAGCCAGGAATTACACCAGTCAAATTCTGCAAGCAACTGAACGGCGTCAATGTTCAGCAGATTAGCGCGTTTCTGGAGGAGCATAACTGGCTGTATGACGATCGCCCCGAATCCAGTCGCCCCGCATGGCGCGTTAAGTCGTATGCACGCGATCAGTACCTTACCGAACGACGCAACCAAATACAGCCAGATGATTTCGATAGCTTCGATGCCTACACGCCGGTTCTGCTACGGAAGGGTGCTGTCTGGCTTTATCGCCAATACCTGAAAGGTTGCCTACCCATGAAGAAAAACTGGAACGGCGAATTTACCCACGACAAAGAATTGGCAGGTGCCGCATGAGCAGAAAATTAACATCTGAAGTAAAAGCATTTTGTAAGAGCTCAAGGCTGCTTCTGTCTTACCTGCAATCCGTTACCGATAAACATGGATTGGTGGAAATTTCCCTTGTGGAATTGTCTGTAGCTCTTGGTTTGTGCCGCCAGACAATCACTAAGGCTACGGCATCCCTTGAGAGTCTGGGCATTGTCACCGTTATCCGGGGGCGGAGATCAAAGGCTAAAAGTGGGAAAGTGAGCGCAGGTAAAAATGTCTACAGACTTAGCCGGACGTCAACCAGTCGTGAGGGTGTGAAATGAGCCGTCTTATCATTAATGAAAACCCCTTGCAGGTGCTACCAACGCTGGCTTGTGCTGTCGGGCTAAATGAGGCTGTTGTGCTTCAGCAGATCCACTATTGGATGAACTCAAGCCAGCATACCTATGAGGGGCGGCGCTGGGTTTATAACAGCGTCGCTAACTGGCAGAAGCAATTTCCTTTCTGGAGTGAATCAACGGTTAAACGAGCGTTACTCAGCCTTGAAAAGCAGGGGATGGTTGTTAGTGGAAACTACAACCGTGACCCGCGTGACCATAGCAAATGGTACAGCATAAATTACAAGGCATTAGATGCTCTCGAACAGCAGCAAAAGCAGGTGAACGATGCATCGGGTCAATTTGACCAAATCGAACAGGTCAATATGACCCAATGCAATGAGTCATCTTGCCCTAATGCATCAGGTCAGAATGCCCCCGTGCATCAGGTCAACATGACCCGACCATTACCAGAGATTACTACAGAGAATACACAAGAGATTACTACAGAGAATAAACCTATTGGCACATCGGCTGACGCCGCCATGCTGTCACGCTCTGCAAAGCAGGAATATTCACCAGAGTTTGAAACAGTCTGGCAAGCCTACCCCAAGCGTGCTGGTGGTAATCCGAAGAATTCAGCTTACAAGGCGTGGAATGCACGACTCAGGGAGGGAGTAGCCCCAGAAGCCATGCTGGAAGGCGTGAAGCGCTATGCGGCATTCGTCACCGCTACCGGAAAGTCGGGATCGGAATACGTCAAGCAGGCTGCAACGTTCTTCGGCCCCGATAAACACTTCAACGAATCATGGCAACCACCACAGGCATCGGGAGGTGTGCGAGCTGTACGCCAACACACTGGCTTCTCATCCCGTGACTACGGGACAACGAATATCCCTGCATGGGCTAGGGAGGCTAAGTCATGACCGTGCATAGCGAAAATATCAAAAACCTCGAATTTAAGCTTACCGAGCTGCGCCATGATGAAGCGTTGAGTTATGGGCGACTCACGGGGCCGAATGAGGTTTACCAGCAGATCGACCAAATGGATTGCGCCTGCACAACGCATGGCGCTTACAAGGGTTTTCGTGTCTCGGTTGATGCTCGCGGCCGCACGATTGAAAAATTATCTCGCTGCCCGATCTGCGTGGAGGGAGATATCCATAGCGCCGAAAACGAACACGCGAATGCCATCACGTCCGCACTGCTGGAAAGCGCTCGCATTCCGCGTCGGTTTGAGCATTGCGAGTTCTCCAACTTCCAGCCTGTGACGCCTAAAGCGGGGGAAGTAGCCAGCATCGTGAGCGCTTATGTCGATGCGTGGCCCAACATGCAGGCGGGCGGTACAGGGTTAATTCTTTGCGGAAAGCCAGGAACAGGGAAAAACCATCTGGCTATTGCGTTGGCAAAAGCGTTGATCCGCCAGCACAGGGCAAGCGTGTTACTCACGTCCGTTATGCGAATGATCCGCGCCTTTAAGCGCTGCTGGTCGCGCACTGGAGATTTTACCGAGGATGAATTGATAGGAGTGTATACCGACTGTGACCTGCTGATTATCGATGAAGTGGGTGTGCAGTACGGCACTCACGCCGAACAAGTGGTGCTATTCGATATCATCAACACTCGGTACGAAAACATGATGCCTACCGTGCTGATCAGCAATCTGACATCAGAGCAAATCGCAGAAACTATAGGTGAACGCCTGACCGACCGCATGAGCGAGGGTGATGGCGCTGTGCTGGTTTTTGATTGGGATAGCTACAGACCACAGAAAGGCGCGGTGAACGAATGACTGCATTCTGGAGAAATTACGATATCGAAAGCGCCTTTATCGGATGCCTGTTCCTGCGCGGGCTGGATAGCGAAGTATCGGAAATTATTAGCCGAGTATCTGATGTGGCTTTTGCCTCGCTACAGCTTCGTGAAATTTATAAGGGGATATGCCGACAGGCAAAAACCAGCGGCGCTATCGACCCCGTTTTGCTCAGTGGTGAAATGCCGCATTACTCCACGATCATCCTGGAAACAGGAAGAGGCGCGCAGGGAACGGCGATGCTGAAACCCTATGCGGATTCCCTGTTGCGTAATGCGGCTATCCGGGCGGCTGAAGACACATTAAGTAACGCACAAAAGCTCATCGAGGGAGCTAGAACGCCAGAAGAGGCGATGAACGCGGTTAACGATGCGAAAGGGGCTATGGCAGCGCTTAGCTTTGATTCTGGCAACATTACTCCGGTTCACATTGATGATTTAATCCCCCGAATGGTCGAACGGCTTGATGCGAAAGCGTCAGGGATTGATGACGGTCGCGCGCTTCTTACCGGAATTGATGATCTGGATTTACTTACTGGCGGATTCGACCCTACCGATCTGATTTTTATCGCCGCACGCCCATCGATGGGGAAAACAGAATCCGTGCTGGATATGACTGATAGCGTCAGCGCTAAAGGCGGCGGCGTTCTCCTGTTCAGTATGGAAATGTCAGATGACCAAATCACCGATCGTATGGTTTCCGCTGCTGGTGGATTGCCTGTTTCCAAGTTGAGGAACTTGGAGCCAGACGACGATGAGAGTTGGGCGCGGATAGGTAAGGGGATAGGTCAGATGACGGGCCGTCCGATCTGGATTATTGACGCTTCAGAGTTGAGCGTTGAGGAAATCGAAAGCATCTCAGCGGCACACATGGAAGCTCACCCTGAAACGGTGCTGGTTATCGTTGACTATCTCGGCCTGATTAAAACAGCGGGAAACAAACGTTACGACCTTGAAATAGGGGATGTATCAAAAGGGCTGAAACGCATAGCGAAGAAACAGCGGAGGCCAGTTGTTGCCCTAAGTCAGCTATCGAGAAGCGTTGAATCCAGACCAAATAAGCGCCCGGTTAACGCCGACCTTAAAAACTCAGGAGAAATAGAGGCTGATGCGGACATCATCATGATGCTGTACCGCGACGAAGTTTATAACCCTGAATCACCCGCCAAAGGCGTTGCCGAAATAAACATTACTAAAAACAGGAATGGCCCACTAGGGACGGTGTATCGCCGCTTCTTCAATGGGCATTTTTTCCCGATCAACCAGGATGAAGCGAAAAGACTGTCTACCCCCGAAATTCAGCAGGCCGGCAGATCTCGCCCTTACAAAAAAAACTATCGCAACGGGAGTGACAACAATGCGTACTGATAACCAAGAACACAAAGCCCTTTTTGCCATTCCTTCACCGTCACATAGCACGGAGATAGCGATAACAAAACCGCTGCCGCCTCAACGGGTGATTACAGGGCATAAACAAACAGATGCGTATCTATGGGTTCTGGAGGTCATCAAGCTGAATGAACCAGCACATTTGCCAGCCGCTGAGGAAGCACTAAAAAAACTCAAAGTCACACCCAAACAGGCGCAGGATCGCTACCAAAAGTACTTGTTAGACTCCGGTGCTCATCCGCTACAGATCGCATTCGGCACAGTGTCGATGGGGAATCCCGCCGCGAGCATTCGGCGCGCACGTGAAAACATCGAGAAAGCCAGACAGGTACGCGCCATTTTTGGTGAACACTCCGCAGCATTGGAAGACGTAGAACCGGAGAAGATCATCAAGTCCTCGCCGAATTACGTGAGTGATTACCATTGGGGCTGGACGGACAAGGAACGGAAAGCAAAGTCTATAGGGCATTCCCGATTAATAGAGATTGATGATGCTCGTCGCGCTTTAGTTAACGGATACCGCGATGTTCTGCCTGAGCCATACACTCTTTCTGATGTTGTGCGCGAATTTCAGTATTGGGACTGGCTTTACCAAATGCGTGATTGCGCCGCGAGAGAGGAGGGCTGGGAATACGGCTACTCGCAACACCCTGAAGCCATTTACGACAGGGAAAACTATCTGGAAGAGCTAATGGCAACTATCAAGCCGATATCCCGCAATGAGGCGCTAGAAGTCTGTAAATGGGTATTGGCAAACGAGAGCTTAAACGATCTGGGCGAGAAGACGGACAACATTATTTTGAATCTGGTCGGGGAGTGTGGCTAATGCGTGATATTCAATTAGTACTGGAACGCTGGGGCGGGTGGGCTTCACAGGAAGGAACTCAAGTCGATTGGTCACCGATTGCTGGTGGCTTCAAGGGACTACTCCCACGAGAAGGTAAATCCCGCCTCTCATGTTGTGATTCGGATGGTTTAATTATTGATGCGGCAATCGGCATGCTCAAAAAAACAGAGCGTGATGACGAATTAAATTCGATCATGCTTCACTACATGTACGGAGTGTCGAAATCAACCATGGCAAGATGGGAAAGATGCTCTGAGGGGAAAATTCGCAATCGTCTGATGATTGCGGAAACCTTCATTGATGCCTGTATCATCATGAGCAGCGCTAAGCTGGAGATGGATGACTGGACGCACAAAAGTAAAATTCCAACAAAAGTGGCATAAAGGGCTTTTCGTTACGAATTTTATCTATTATTGTGCTAAGAGTGGTTACTTCGCCACACCGCTTAATCATCGAACCCTGCCATTCGGCGGGGTTTTTTCTATCTTCGGAAATGGGCGATCACTAGCGGTGGTCAGACTGCCAGCGATCATTTACCCCATACAACAGGTCATGAAGTAAACCGAGGCCCAATCGTCTAGCTAGACGCGGCTGATAGTATCGGAACACTGTATAAATGACCAGTAAATATAAAACCAATGTATCTCGTTCGGTAGGTAATCCTGCCCCCATCATCTACGCTAGCGAAATTGTCGGCTTTGGGTGCTCAGATCTTCATGTGGCAACCATCCCTGTTTGGTTGGCAAGGTTGGTTATTAGCCATTTTCACTACAGTAAGAGGGTGGTGAATAACTCATATCTCCATCTAGGTATTTTTGAGGGGCGTGATTTAGTAGGGGTTATGCAGTGGGGTTATGCTATGAACCCTAGCAGCGCATCAAAAATAGTCACTGGCACGGGTAACCGGCAGTACATGGAATTAAACAGGCTTTGGGTTCATGACCGAATGCCTCGGAATACTGAATCACGATCAATCAGCTATGCGCTGAAAACAATAAAGCTGCTTCACCCTGAGGTTGAGTGGGTTCAGACGTTTGCAGATGAGCGTTGTGGTCGATTTGGTGTCGTATATCAGGCGTGTAATTTTGACTATGTGGGCAGCCATAAAAGTACGTTTTATGAACTGGATGGGGAGTGGTATCACAAGATCTCCCTGACAACAAAAAAATCAAAAGCGGGCGTTCGCGGTAAGCATTTGCAAGAAAACTTCAGCCGTGCGACAGCGCACACCTTTAACCAGTTCCGCTACATTCGCTTTCTAAACAAACGTGCAAAGAGGCGGCTTAATACGAAGTTATTCAAACCCCAGCCATATCCAAAACCAGAAAACGGTAAACAATAATGTTGACACGGTAAGCAATAATGCTTACTATGGTTCCATGTTCAACAGATTGGAGGAGTGGTGAAGCAAAGCGAGTTCAGGCGGTGGCTTGAATCTCAGGGGGTTGAGGTTTCAAACGGTACAAATCATTTGAAGCTGAGATACAACGGGAATCGAAGTGTAATGCCGAGACACCCGAGCGCTGAGATAAAAGAACCATTGCGAAAGGCCATACTTAAACAGCTTGGCCTGAAATAACAAACCAGCCCTACGGGGCTGGTACTCGCAGAGATTCATCATAACGATATGCGATATCCAGTAAATTTAGACCCGGACTCAGGCGGCTATATTGTGTCGTTCCCTGATATACCGGAAGCCCTGACGCAAGGGGATACGCGGGAAGATGCGTTAAAAGAGGCGCTGGATGCGCTGGTGACGGCCTTCGAGTTTTATTTCGAAGATAACCAGCGTATTCCGGCACCCGGTAACATAACGGGTGATTGCGTAGAGGTTCCGGCCAGCATTGCCGCTAAGGTTTTAATGCTGAATGCGTTTGTTGATTCCGGCTTAACTCAGGTTGAGCTGGCTTCACGCATGGGTGTAAAAAAACAGGAGGTAACCCGACTGTTTGACCTGCATCACTCAACGAAAATAGACACAATTCAAAAGGCGATCTCTGCAATGGGATTGCGCCTGGAGCTGGTGGCCGCTTAACTCGCCACACTCAAGATAATCACTCAAGGCTGCGCTAACGCGTGGCCTTTTTTATTTCCTGTAAATCACAGCGCCCCGTAACGCGGAGGTGGAGACTATGAAAATGCCAGATAAAAACCCCGACGTGTGGGCGCAAATTATTGCGTGGTTTACACAGAAAGAGGTCGGCTACTCAGCGGCGGCAGCGGTTATGGCGCTTTTGCGAGCGGCATATGTTGGTCGTGATAGCTGGTCACGACGATCGCTTGATGCCGCAATGTGTTCGCTGGTGGCTTACTACATCAATGACGGGCTGTCAGCGCTCGGCTGGGACTCGAATTTTGCGTCGATGGGCAGTGTGTTCATCGGATTTCTTGGTATTGACTACATCAGCTCTATTTTGCGGCGGGTAGTCGGTAACAAAACTGGAGCGGGGGTAGACAATGCAGATCAGCAATAACGGTATCAACCTCATTAAACAATTTGAAGGATGTCGATTAACCGCGTATCAGGATTCGGTTGGCGTTTGGACTTTGGGTTACGGATGGACACAGCCCGTTGACGGTAAACCTATCCGTCGCGGAATGAAGATAGATGCGGCGACTGCTGAGCGGCTACTAAAAACTGGCGTTGTTCAGTATGAGCGCGCAGTAAATCAACTGGTGCGAGTTTCGATTACTCAGAATCAATTCGATGCTCTCGTTTCGTTCACGTACAACCTCGGCTCTCGCTCTCTCTCTACATCGACGCTACTGAAAAATCTGAATGGCGGTGATATCTCTAGCGCTGCTGCCGAGTTCATGAAATGGAATCATGCAGGCGGGAAAGTTCTGGCGGGGCTAACTCGTCGGCGTGAGGCGGAGCGTGCTCTGTTTCTGTCGTGAGCATTGTGCCGAATTGGAAAATAGCAGGTCTGGCGCTGGTGGCTGGGATAGCAATTGGTTGGTGCGTTCAGGGGCTGCGCTGGGATGCTGATGCTGCTGAAACCAGTCGTCAGCATTCTGATGACATCAGCGCAGGGCAGCAGACAATCATTGCGCGTCAGTCATTTGAGTTTCAGCGCTACAACGAGATAGCACGCACCGCGAATCAGTACGCTATCAACATCAAAGGGCAGTCAGATGAAAAACAGATTGTTTACCGGACAATTATTAAACGTGACCCAGCTAGTCGCCAGTGCGTTCCTGATGATGTTGCTGATCGGTTGCTCGACTACACGTACCGTTTACGTGCCAGCGCAATGCACACCGTTGCCGAGCGAACTTACACAGCTCGTACCGGTGCCGCTGCCACCGGCTGCCGATTGACATACGCACAGGCGGTTTACTGGATTGACCCGTTATTGACGGCGATTGACCAGGCTAATAGCCAACTGGCAGGCATCAGGCAAATCGAAGAATCACGAACCGCTGACACGGCAACACGTCCGTAAGCAATGCCTGAAATATTTTGGCATTCTCTCTTGATTTGGTTGAACTTAACCCCATATCTCTTGTGCGGAATAACGCAACAAAAGGAAATATTATGGCTACCGATAAAGAAGAGAATACCCGAATTGCTGAGATTGCTGCTGAGATTACTAAAGAGTTGATTAAGGCAAATCCTGGTGGAATTGATAATGCCGCGTTAGCAAAAAGTGCATTCAATACGCTCTATGATGCGATAATCGCGAAAGTAGGAAAGCAAAACCCAAGCCGCCCACCGAGGCGGCTTTTTATTGCCATCACACTATTCATTCCCAAACGAGTGAATAGTGTAATGGTTTTATAAAATGCTAAAAACACCCACGGCGCCACGCGAAAAACAGAATATCGTATAGATTTTCGTTGTCGATGGTATCCGATCCTGTGGGGTTTATAGTTTCCAATGTAGAGGAATATTCTGTTATGGCTGACAAAGACATCATGCGGCCATACCCGCCAAATGATTTCATGACGCCTCACATCCCGCACCCATACACCAGGTTAATTCCTGCGGGCGAGATTTATGATTGGGTAGACAGGCAGATCATCATGGAAAGCGGAAATCTGTATAACCCGGATCATTTCCATCTGCATACGGCTGACATTGCGTTTATGTGGGCGTCATCAGCATTTGAGAAAAAAGGCCGGACGGTTCTTGGTCAATGCGAAGAGGTGATGTTTCGTGCGGGTGGATGGCAAAAGGCGAGAATGGAACAACAGATGCATGAATGGTTCGGGAGAATTCCAACATTCATTATCACGCTGGCGGCTGACTATTGCGCTCAGTGTAGTGACTTGGATTTCTGCGCGCTTATCGAGCATGAGCTTTACCACATCTGCCACGCTACTGATGAATTCGGTGCTCCGAAATTTAAACGAGATACGGGATTGCCGGTGCTGAAAATGCGCGGTCACGATGTTGAGGAATTCGTTGGCGTCGTTCGCCGCTACGGTGCAAGCCGTGACGTGCAGGAAATGGTTGATGCGGCAAACAACAAGCCGGAGGTTGCTCATGTTGATGTCGCGAGAGCGTGCGGAACGTGCATGCTCAGGCTGGCATAACTTTTATTTTCTTTGTCATGGAGGTGACCAATGGCTGCATTATCGACAGAGGTTAAAGCCTTCATAGTTCAATCGCTTGCGTGTTACGAGAGCACATCAAAAATCATCACGCTTGTAAAAGAAGAATTTAACTTAGTTGTCACCAGGCAGCAGGTGTCTGCTTATGACCCATCGAACGCGATGGCTAAGAGTCTCAGCAAAAAATGGGTGGATCTTTTTCATGCCACCCGTGAACGTTTTCAGAATGAGATTTCCGATATCCCGATCGCTAACAAGGCGTATCGATTACGGGTTTTAAACCGAATGTCAGCGCAAGCCGAAGGAATGAAAAATCTCGGTATGACAGCACAACTGCTGGAGCAGGCCGCTAAAGAGGTTGGCGACGCGTACACCAACAAACTAAAGGTAGAGAGCACGGGTAAGGACGGCGGACCCATTCAGACGCAGGTTACAAACCTATCACCGCAGGAAGCAGCAGACGCCTATAAAAAGCTGATGGGGTAAAACTGCAAAAATAACCGTTTCAGGCGGTAAAGGGGCTATGCATTTTCAGCCCTGTTTTATGCATGATTTATTCACCACTTTTTGACCAACTTCCGAGAGAAAACATAAAGAAATACGCACTTCACACACCTTGCGTGATGAGTGCTATTTCGGCGGTGCGCAAAACTACCATTATGTTAAAAACCCCAAAATTTCACGCATTTTTCAGAGTAGCGACTCATGCCTATTCCGTTTCCGTTCGACTTCAAAAAACCGGACTACACGCAGGTTTTCGAGTGGCGGATGGAGCGGTTACAACGCATTCGCCAGAACCCTGAGCAACTACCGGCGCTGCGGCAATTCTACAAAGACAATCCGGCACAGTTCATCATCGATTGGGGGATGACCACAGACCCGCGAAACATCGATTATGGGTTGCCTGTCACTATCCCGTTTCTGCTGTTTCCAAAACAGGAAGAGTGGATTCACTGGATTATGGATCGTCGGCAGCACCTCGAAAACGGCATTACAGAAAAAAGCCGTGAGATGGGGTTGAGCTGGACGGCGATCGGCATGGCGTGCTCACTGTGCCTTTTCAATAAGGACATGGTGATCGGCTTCGGTTCCCGTAAAGAGGAATACGTTGATAGCACCGGCGACCCAAAGGCGCTGTTCTGGAAAGCGCGTAAATTCGTTGAAACGCTCCCGGTTGAGTTTCGCGGTAGCTGGAACGATAAAAAGCACGCGCCATATATGCGTGTTGAGTTCCCCGAAACGGGCGCAGTTATCAAAGGAGAGGCAGGGGACAACATAGGACGTGGTGACCGAACCACCCTTTACCTGGTTGACGAGGCCGCATTTCTTCAGCGACCGCTATTGATTGACGCAGCTCTATCACAGACAACCCGTTGCCGTATCGATCTCTCATCGGTAAACGGCCCTAACAACCCATTCGCTCAAAAGCGGCGTAGCGGAAAAATCCCGGTATTCACATTCCATTGGCGTAGCGACCCGCGCAAGGATGACGAATGGTATAGGAAGGAGTGCGAAAAGATCGACAACCCGCTAATCGTCGCTCAAGAGTTGGATTTGGATTACAACGCATCCTCTGAGGGGCAATTAATTCCGGCTGAGTGGATACAGGCGGCAATTGATGCACATAAGGTTTTGGGTATCAAGCCCAGTGGTAAATCGATTGGCGCTCTGGATGTCGCCGACGAAGGTATCGATCTGAACTGCTACGCCAACAGGCTCGGCATTATGTTGCGATATCTGGAAACGTGGAGCGGTAAAGGTTCCGACATTTACGCCACAACAGAAAAGGCCATGTCACTGGCTGATGACGATGAGGCGGAATATCTGCTTTACGACGCTGACGGATTAGGCGCTGGCTGCCGAGGTGATGCGCGAGTTATTAATGAGGCGAGAACTAAGCAGAAAGCGGCGTTTATTGATGTGCGTCCGTTCCGGGGAAGTGGTGAGGTTTATGAATCTGATAAGCCCGCTTTCAAAGGTGATGGAGACAAGCGGAAATCCCGTACCAATAAGGATTTGTTTGCAAACAGAAAGGCTCAGGGGTGGTGGTTCCTGCGGCGTCGCTTTGAACTGACATGGCGAGCTATTGAGAAAAAACTTCCATTCGATCCTGATGAGCTAATCAGCCTGAGCAGCGACACACCAGAATTGGAACAGTTAATAATCGAACTAGGCCAACCCACATACAGCACCAATGGCGCAGGAAAAATCCTGATAGACAAAGCACCAGATGGCACGCGCTCACCAAATAGGGCTGATGGCGTGATGATTTGTTTCGCCCCTGAAAAATTGCGGCGCAGCTTCTTTGGATAACATCATGAAATGGTTTAGACGAAAAAAAGAAAGCAAACCGTCACCGCCCGTACAGCGTGAGAGCTTTTTCTCAACTCATGCAATTAGCGGAGACGGTGATTCAATCAGCGGAGCACTAAGCAACGTACTGACGCGTATTTTCAGCAAAGTACCCGCCGCCACGCCAAACGGCACGCTGGACAGCATGGATGGTGACGGATCGCTGATTTCGCCAGAAGTGTCGCCCGATGGAACATTCAGCCATTCGCTCGCGTTGTGGTACGCGAATCAGGGCTTTCTCGGTCACACGCTGTGCGTGTTGATTGCGCAGCACTGGCTGATTAACAAAGCGTGTGTAATGCCCGGTCGCGATGCTATTCGGCGAGGGTACACAGTCAAAAAATCAGGAGGCGGCGAATTACCGCCTGATGTTCTGGCGCTGGTTAATCACTACGACGAGCATTTTGATATCACCGGACAGATGCGTGATTATGTGTCGTTTGGCCGCATATTCGGTATCCGCGTTGCGCTGTTTGATGTCCGCAGCACAGACCCAAAATATTACGAAAAGCCGTTTAATCCCGATGGCATTACGCCGTTCAGCTATCGGGGGATTGTTCAAGTCGATCCGCAATGGTGTACGCCAGAACTGAGCGGCTCGGCAATGGCAAATCCCGAAAAGCCCGGATTCATGACGCCAACACACTGGATGATAAACGGTAAGCGATATCACCGATCACACCTGATGGTTTTCATCCCGTTCCCTGTTGCCGACATTCTCAAGCCCGCCTATCAGTACGGCGGTGTATCAGTGCCGCAGCGCATCATGGAACGCGTCTATGCCGCCGAGCGGGTGGCAAACGAAGCGCCGCATATGGCGCTAACAAAGCGGGCAACGATATTTAAAACCGACATGGCTAAGGCCATGGCGAATCAGGATGAATTCGAGACCGCCTTATCTACGTGGATAAAGTACCGTGACAATTACGGCGTAAAGGTCGCCGATATGTCAGAGGATGACATCCAGCAGTTTGATACGTCGCTGGCAGACTTTGACAACCTAATCATGACGCAATACCAACTCGTGGCTGCTGCTTCGCACACGCCCGGCACAAAACTGCTCGGCACTCAGCCAAAGGGGTTTAACACAACGGGTGAGTACGAGGAATCGACGTATCACGAGGAGTTGGAAAGCATACAGACGCACGATTTAACGCCATTCCTGCGCCGCCATCATCTTCTGCTAATGCGTTCACATGTCGCCCCTGAGTTGAGCATTAAGCCAACAACGCTCAGCCACACATGGAACCCGCTGGACTCTCTGACCGCGAAAGAGGTGGCAGAGATTAACGAGATCAACAGCCGCACGGATATGAATCTGGTTAACGCGGGCAGCATTGACCAATACGACTCCCGCGACCGTTTGATTGCTGATCCGCGTAGCGGGTACAGCGGCATAACGCGAGCAGAGCCGCCAGACGAGGAAAGCCGGGAGGAAGAACGGGAGGATCGAGTAAATGGCGAGAGCAGTTCGCAAAATGCCCCGCCGTCCACGTCCAGCCAGTCGTGACGGTGTATTACGCGGCGCGGCGGTTTTTGCCCCCATCAGTGCCGGGCAGGAATACCAACATCGTATTACGCGCGAGTTCGAGTTGATGCGTACAGATGTAATCCAGCAGGTCCATTCCCTTTACGAAACCCAATCCCCCACGCTCGACGGCGCAACGCTGGATGCCAGCCTGGTTAACGCCGCGGCAGGAGTGCTGCGTCGCCTGCGCCGCAAATGGCAAAACATCTTTGACGACATGACCGACAAGGCCACGACGCGAATGGTGGAACGGGTTACAGGCAGCGCGGGAGCAGCAGTAAAGCGCAGTCTGGACGAAATAGGGGAAGGGGTTTCTCTTCGTCTCAATATGCAATCCGCCGCAGTGAAGGAAACGATACGCGCAGGGAGCCAGGCGGCAGCAAGCCTGATTAAGCGTGTTCCGGCTAAGTACCTCGAACAGATTGGTGATGAGGTGATGCGCTCAATATCAAACGGGCGGGGGTTGGCAGACCTGCAACCTGCGCTGGATGAATACGGCGTCAAGGTTCGTAACTGGGCAAAAAACGTAGCACTGGATCAGACGCGCAAGGTTTACAGCGATACATCACTGGCCGGATTTAAAAGCGCCGGTATTCGTAAGTTTGAATGGGTGCATAGCGGTGGCAGCAATGACCCGCGTGAGTATCACATGCTGGATTGGCCTGCTGGTTTGAACGGCGGAATTTTCGATATTGATGATCCACCCGTTATTGATAAGCGAACAGGGGAGCGCGGCTTTCCCGGCCAGCTCCCGTTTTGCCGTTGTACAAAGCGCCCGGTGGTGGATTTTGAGGATGAGAAATGACACAGCGTGTTTATGACATTAACGGGTGGCCGGAGATACCGGATAACCCGATCTCGATGGCCGGTGTATTCGAGTATCTGGGAAAGCGCATTCCCGGCGCGCCAGACCCCAACAAGATTTACTACGTCTGGCGGCCAGAGGCGGAACTGGAAGACCCCGACTGTATCGAGTCATTCAAGCTGCTGCCGTGGACGGACGATCACCCGCCCGGACTGCTGGGTGATGACGATGAAGGATTAACGCCACCGGAGGAAAAAGGTATTCAGGGCGTTATCGGTGAGCGCGTCTACTACAAAGACGGCGTGCTACGCGGAAATATCAAACTGTTCTCTAAAGCAATGAAGATGCTGATAGAGGCAGGAAAGAAAGAGCTGTCGCCGGGTTATCGCTCTAAATACGAGTGGAAATCAGGCGTCGCTACGGGGGTGGCTGATGGTCAGCCCTATGACGTGATCCAGCGAAAAATACGGGGTAACCACTTGTCGCTGGTGGATGAGGGGCGTCAGGGGCCAGCAGTGGCCGTTCTCGATGCCGTAACGTTAGATGCAAAGGATATAAAAATGGCAGACGAAAACGAAAACACAGCAGCAACCACCACTGACAACGACGAGACGCAAGGTTCACAGGTGTCACTGGAAGAGGGGATCAAGATTTTTATGACGATGCTCCCTGTGTTGCAAAAACTGGTTTCCGCTACGGCAGCGGCACCAGCGGAGGAAGCCACACCAGCCGCTACGACTGATGAGGATACGCCGCCAGAAACTCAGCCCGCACAAACCACGGATGAAGACGACCCCAATGCCGCGGCTACTCAGGATGATGACGACGACGAAAAGGACAAAGAAACCGCCGCTGCGCTCGATAGCATGGATAAGCGCCTCACGGGTCTGGAAAAGAACAGCGTTAAGGCTGTTTTACGTGAAATGCGTCAGCGTGATGCGCTAGCAGAAAAGCTGTCATGGCATGTGGGCACGTTCGATGCGGCAGAAATGACGACTACCGATGTGGCGGCATACGGCGTGAAGAAGCTCGGTATTAGCGCACCGAAAGGGCAGGAAATGACGTTCCTAACGGGATATCTGGACGGTGCGGCCGCCACTGCGACAAAAGCAGGTCAGCACGCGGTGACGTTGGATAGCGCGGATGAAAACAGCGTTGTAATGAAATATGTGAAGGGGGCGAAATAATGGCAGATTTTCAAAAAACGGTGCGATTCAGTCAGGGTTACGGCGTCGTTGGTGAGGTCTCCCACGACGGCCCACTCCGCGCTAAACCGGGTGTACTGAACAGCACAAACCCCACTAACAATGTGTGGGGGCGTGTATTCACGCTCAATAGCGACAGTGAAACGGTGCAGGCTGGCGGCACTGGCGTGTTTTGGGGCGTAATGACCAGCCCTAAAACGGGGCTGTATTTGGGTCGTATTGGTGACGATGAAGCGCCGCATTTGCCGAATGGCGCTGTTGGTGAGTTCACGGACATGGGCGAAATCACTGTACGTGTCAGCACGGCGGTAGATTACGGTGATGTACTCGGTTATCAGGTGGCTGACGGTGTGATCGTTCATATCGTAGACCCTGAAAGTATCCCTGCTGGTCTTGTCGTCATTCCGAACGCCTCTATTCGCCGCGTTCGTCAGGCTGACGCATCAGGCGGTCTGATTTCAATGCGCCTGACTAATTAAGGAAAAAACACAATGCCTCAAGTTTCACAAATTCATAGCGCGCTGACATCTGAACGTGTTCGCCCGCTACAAATAGACCGGGCAGATATCGCCCGCAATGCGCATCGTGAATTATCGATGCTAGGTATCCACATCAGCGATCGTGATGCGCGGGATATGCTGAACGGGATCGGGTTGGACTCTAATGATGTAGGTCTAAACCCTTCACCGTTACCCGGCTTGCTGGCGCAAGGTTCGCCCACGCCACTCCAGTTCCTGCAGGAGTGGTTGCCAGGCTTTGTCCGCGTTATCACCGCTGCGCGGAAAGCCGATCAGCTTATGGGCGTTGCAACAGTCGGAGCGTGGGAAGATGAAGAAATCATCCAGGGTATTCTGGAGAATCTCGGTGATGCTGTTCCGTACACTGATAACGGCAATGTCCCGCTCGCGTCGTGGCAGGCTAATTATGCTCGCCGTACTGTCGTTCGTTTTGAGCTGGGCTTTTCGGTGGGCTTGCTGGAAGAAGCGCGGACAGCTCGCGCGCGTATTCAGACAGCAGCGGAAAAACGAATCTCAGTTGCTCGCTCTCTGGAGATCGCGCGTAACCGCGTGGCGTTCTACGGCTACAACAACGGGCAAAACAACACATACGGGTTCCTGAATGAACCTAATCTTTTACCTGCACTGACTGCCGCGCCCGGTGCCAGCAATAACACTAAGTGGGAAACTAAAACGTTTCTCGAAATCACGGCAGATATCCGCCGCCTAATGGTGACGCTACAGGTGCAGTGTCAGGACAATATCGACCCGGAAACCACGCCGTTAAAACTGGCGTTGCCTACCGGATTGAACCAGTACCTGACCGTTACGTCGCAGTACGGTAACTCTGTCCGCCAGTGGCTGAAAGAGAACTACCCGAACGTGTCTATTGACACAGCGCCGGATCTGAATGAAGCCGTAGGTGGGGAGAATGTTCTCTACCTGTACCCAGAATCATTCGATGACGGCGTGAGTGATGACGGCGGCCAAGTGTGGATGCAGGCCGTTCCGGCCAAGTTCTTTGCGCTGGGGACAGAGAAGCGCGCCAAGTCGTATCTTGAAGATTCCTCTAACGCATCTGCCGGGGCGCTGTTGAAACGCCCGTTGCTGGTGGTGCGAATGATTGGCGTGTAATCACATCAATTGATCTGTGCGGGGCTTCGGCCCCTTTTTTATTTCTGGAGAGAAACATGCCTCACGTTTATTCGACAATCAGCACCGACGTTTCATACACCTTTTACGGTGAGAAAACCAACGATATGCCGTCCGTAGAAAAAGTTATCGTAATCAATGGCGGCGCTAACGTTGCAAAGAAAAATCTGGAAACGCCGCGGGGTGTCGCTACCACGATAACCGATGAAGAAGCGGAATTGCTGAGCGGCCACCCAGTGTTTCGCCGCCACCTGTCAAACGGCTTCGTGCAATTGGAAGCGACTAGCGTCGATCCTGAACGCGCCGCCGCAGACATGACCCCTTCAGATAACTCCGCGCCGCTGACTGATGCAGACTTCAGTCAGGAAGACGAACCGAAACCCCAGACCACTACCCGTAAAAAATAAGGGGGGCGCATGCGCGCAGAAATCACGCTGGATATAGCTCAGTTTCGCGCGACGTTCCAGCCGTTGGCTGATGCTGTGGCATTTCCCGACGAACAGATACAGGCGCAATTTTTGATGGCTCAGTGCTACATCAGCCCCGGACGCACGCTGCGCGGCGAATGCCTGAAAAACGCCCTGTATCTGATGACGGCGCACCTGATGTGGTCGGCGAAATTGATCGCCGAGGGGCAAACAACGGCAAATGTCGTGACGGGCGCAACGATCAGCAAGGTATCGGTCACCATGCAGCCGCCACCCGCTAAGTCGGCGTGGCAATTCTGGCTGAGCACCAGCCCGTTTGGGTTGCAACTGTGGGCGCTACTGAACATCAAGGCGGCGGGTGGCGCGTATGTCGGTGGGCTCCCTGAGCGGTCAGCGTTTCGGAAAGTGGGCGGGGTTTTCTTCTGATGGCGGCGGGTAATTGGCGGCGTAGTGGGGGCGAGAACATCGCACGCATCCGGAGAGAACTGGAGGCGCTGGATAAGATTAAGGTCCGTGTAGGGTGGATGGAAAGCGCCCGCTATAACGATGGGAAGCCGGTTGCGGGTATCGCTGTTGTGCAGGAATTCGGTAGCGAAAAAATGAGCATTCCGCCGCGTTCGTTTATGCGCAGCACTCAGGCAGAAAAAAAAGGTGACTGGGATAAAACCATGAAAAGCGGCTTTTCTGCTGTCATGAACGGAACCCGTACCAGCGCCCAACTCATGGAGGCTATGGGGGCGATGGCATCTGGCGATGTCCGCAAAAAAATCACACAGATATTCACTCCGCCATTGGCAACCAGCACGTTAAAAGCCCGCGCGCGTCGCGCCAGCGGAAGTGCAGGTCTTGTCTCTGTGAAGCCACTTAACGATTCAGGCTACATGCTGGCAACGCTCACGCATGTTGTCACCACCGAGGGGGATGAATGATTCCAGGTGCAAACATTTTAAACATGGCGCTGGGGGCGATTGGTTCTCAGTCAGTCACCTATTACCGCGATAGCGGGGAGCGTGACACGTTAAAAAACGGGGTGCTGGTAACCCGGTTTGATCCGGGCGTTGTTGTCAGGAAAGGCAGCGTTCAGGCAATACCACAAATCAAAGCGGCCCAGCTCGGCCTTGATGTCAGCAAGAAACACATTGAATGGATCGTGCCTCAGTCCGTGCTGGGTGTAGAGCGTGACGCAAGCGGCGATGAAATTGAGTACGCCGGACGACGCTATCACGTCACTGATGTTGAGGATTGGGAGAATCAGGACGGTTGGAGCGTCGTTACGCTGGAGTCCGCATGATGCGTGATAACGACCTGATGGCATTGGTACGCAGGGAGTTATTGTTCGGGTTGGTCACGCAGGGATTTAGTGGCGTTAATGTCTGGCAGAGTTACCAGCCTACCGTGCAAGGGCTGTCGTCAGCAATGACGCTCTATCTGCATAAAATCACTGATTCACCAACGGGCAGCCCCGGACACCGTGAGGAATGGGACAGGGACGCGCAGGTTTTACGCCGCACAACAACCGAGGTGATGCTGACCAGCTACCAGATCAGCGGCTCAATGGTTTATGACGATACGGACCCTAATGCCGTAACGCCTGCTGATTTGGTCAAGGCGGCGGCCCGCGTCGTTCGCTCTCCAGAGTTTCAAGCCTCGCTCATTGCTGGTGGTGCAAACATCACTCGCATTGGCACAGTCAATAACACCCCAATTAGTGGCGACACGGCAGGTTATGAGCACCGTCCGATGTTCGACATTCAATTCAATCACACCGACGTTTATATAACAGAGATACCCGCCGTTGAGTCTACGCACTGGCGATCTGGTCGGGTTTAACAGAGGAATCACAATGGCAATTGATATCGGTCATTATGTCAAAATCACGTCTGGCGTCGGTGGCGGCAACAACGTCCGGGCGCGTGATCTGATCTTGCGCATCTTCACGCCTAATATTCTGGTGTCGCCAGATAGCATTATGGAATTCACTAATTCGGACAGTGTGGGCGCATATTTCGGAACCTCGTCGGAGGAATACCGGCGCGCGGTGAAATATTTTAACTACATCTCGCCGCTCATTGTTCAACCATCAAAGCTGTCGTTTGCTCGCGATCAGAATGCAACGAATGCCCCGTTAACACTCGGCGCGAAAGCGGTTTATCAGATCGCTAATCTTCAGCAGGCCAGCGGCGTAGTATCGGGCAGTGTGGACGGCGTGGCATTCACCACAGGCGGCGTAAACCTGTCCAGCGTCGCCACGTTAGCCGCAGCCTCTACAGCGGTGCAGACCGCATTACGCGCGGTATCAGGCGTTACTGTGTTGGCGGCTGCTACGGTAACGTATGACGCGACGCAATCGCGTTTTATCGTGACGGGCGGCACAGCAGAGGCTGTTGCCATTACGTTTGATGCAGGCGCGGTTTCTGATGCGCTGGGGTTGTCTAACGGTGATGTTATTCGCGGTGTTGCTGCGACATTGACCGAATCGGAAAGCGTGTCCGCTGCTGCCGATATCAGCAACAACTACGGCACGTTTTTGTTTACGCGCGATCTGGAGCTTAACGATCTGGTTACGCTGGCTGAGTCCAATGCTGAAAAAAACGTTATGTACATGCTGCTGGCTCGAACGACAGAAAACAGCGCAGCCAGCATCAGCGCGGCGTTACTGTCTATCGCCAGCGTATCCCTGACGCTGGTTTCTGCTGCCAACAGCGATTACGACGATCAGATCCCCGGAACACTCATGGCGGCGACGAACTACAGCGTCCGCAACGGCGTTATCAACTACATGTATAAGCAGTTGCCCGGAGTATCACCGAAAGTCACCACGACGCCAAAAGCGACGCAATTCGATGCCCTGCGAGTGAACTACTACGGACGCACGCAAACGGCAGGGCAAGTGATCGATTTCTTCCAGCGTGGGGTTTTGATGGGGAGTGCGACTGCGCCGGTGGATATGAACGTTCACGCTAACGAGCAGTGGCTAAAAGACCAGTGCGCGATTGCTATCTTGACGTTGCAATTATCACTCGGTCGAATTCCGGCAAACATCAGTGGCCGATCGCAAATACTGACCACGCTACAAACCCCTATTGATACCGCGCTTTTTAATGGCGTGATTAGTGTGGGGAAAACATTAAACACAACCCAAAAGCTCTACATCACGCAAATGACAGGTGATGACACAGCCTGGCATCAGGTGCAAAACATCGGCTACTGGCTGGATGCGGTGATGGAATCGTTCGTAACTGAAGATGGTCGCACAGAATGGCAGTGTGTTTATACGCTGATTTACAGCAAAGACGACTCGATCCGCCGTGTGCTGGGTACTCACGTATTAATCTAACAGGAGTTGAATAATGTCAGATATTTCCGGCTTTGGCCTGACGGTGAATATCCGGGCCTCTACTACATTTCCCAGCGGCTTTAATGTTACTCAGTTTGCTGACGACGCTGATCCGTTCGATAGCCCGTCTCAGCAATTGGCCGATGTCGGCATGGGGTTAAATGGCGACCTGGTGACATGGAGTGTGGCCCAGCCGCTGGCTATCACGCTGAACATCATCCCTAACAGTGGCGATGACAAAAACCTCGCCATACTTGCCGAAGCAAATCGCGTTGCGAAAGGGAAAATCCCCGCGCGCGACGTGATCACCATGACGGCGATCTACCCAGATGGCAGCACTCGAACGCTATCAAACGGCAGGCTCACCGATGCAATGCTGGGAAATAGTGCGGCAAGCGCCGGGCGACTGAAAACGAAACCCTATGTGTTTAAGTTTGAAAATCAGGTGGGCTCATAATGCTGGAACCGATTGAGAAAGAATTCCCGCTGGCGGACGGTGGGACAAAAACGTTTGTCCTAAGCAAATTTCCCGCCATTCTGGGGCGAGAAATTATCACGCAGTACCCGCTATCAGCCTCACCCAAGATTGGTGATTACAACACCAATGAGGCGTTAATGCTGAAACTGATGTCATGCGTTGCAGTGAAGACGGAGGCAGGGCATCAGATGCTGAGCACGAAAGAACTGGTTAACAACCATGTGCCAGATTTCGAGGTCCTGTTAAAAATCGAATGGGCCATGATGGAGTACAACTGTAGTTTTTTCAGGAACGGCGGCGCGTTGCGGTTCCTCGACGACTTGAAAGCCAAATTCCAACGGTCGATTTCCCGAACGTTAACGGATTTGTTGGCGCAATTGTCGGGGAAGGATTCGCAACGCTCCGCGAACTGAAACACGATTACACACTGGAAGAGGCGATGGATATGCATGAGGTCATCGTCATCCGGCGCGTTAATGAAATGCTGGCAATGGAGCATGCGCAAAGGGGTAAGAAATGAGTCTGTTAGAGGCGTTTTATTACACGTTTGCGGCTGACGCATCACCACTTGAACGTGCGTTGCGTGATGCTGAACGCAGGTCTGAGGAATTGCGGGATAGCGTGTCAGAAACGGATGGCGCAACGCAAAAGTTAGGGACCTCATTTATCAGCCTGGCAAAATCTGCGGCGGGATTGCTAGGGGTTACCATGGGTTTGGCTGGCGCGAAAGCGCTGGCCATCACTGCGGCAGAAACCACCAGTGCGCTGGGAACGCAGGCGCGGCAGATGAACGTCAACGTGTCAACGCTGGATACGTGGCGAAAAGCGATCACCGAAAGCGGCGGCGATGCTGATGCATTTACAGGGACGATGAAGAATCTCGCACAGCGTTTCCGCGATCCAGAGGCCGCGCTACTTCGCTACAGCAAAACTCTGGGGGGAATGAGTAGCTTCCGCGCTCAGCGTATGGGGGCGATGGTGGGGCTGGATGAAGGGACGATCGAGCTGCTACGGAAAGGGAAGATCGGTGTTGAAGAGTTACTGAAGAAGCAAAGAGAGCAGGGAGTCATCACAAAAGAGCAGGTGGAACAGTCCGATCGGTTTAATCAAAAGCTTCGCACCCTGAAAATGCAGTTTGACGGAATGAAGATGCAACTGGGTACTGCGCTAATCCCTATCTTTGAGAAGTTGCTGGATTCGTGGAACAAGGTTTCGGCGTGGGTTAGCGAGAATCAAGATGCGGTAACACACTTCTTCATTGCGCTAGGTGGGATCATTGCCGCCGTATACCTCCCAGCAATGATACAGGCGGCGATCGCTACTATTGCGGCTACGTGGCCGATATTGCTGATAGCGGCGGCGTTTGGTGCGCTGGCGCTGGTGATTGCTGATGTGATCGGCTACTTCAATGGCATGGATAGCGTAACTGGCGATCTGGTGAAACAGTTCCCAGCGTTAGGCCAGGTACTGGAAGCATTGAAAGAGATTGTTATTGGGTTATGGGACGCATTAGTGATGTTGTTCACCGACCCTATTCAATTTCTGGAAGGGCTGAAAAACGAGATTAAATCACTGTTTGATGCTCTGCTATGGGAAGGCGCTGGCGATACCATCTTCGATTTTATCAGTGACGCAGGTCAGGGACTGGCGCTGCTATGGCAAGGGCTGGAAAAAATCATTCTTGGCGTCGTGGGTGTGGCTCTGAAAGGCTTTGCAAAAATCGGGGATGCATGGAAGACAATCAAAGGGTGGTTTGGTGCGGGCAAAGAGGAAGTTAAGCAGGCCGAGATCGCTGCAAGCAAACAGCCTCGGCAGGGCTGGGAGGATGCTCCCGCCGATCCCACGTATGGCGGGCAATCGCAGCTAAAAACTATCGACGGTAACCCAATCAACGCCATGACCAGCAATTCAATTACCAATTCCAACAGAAACGAAAGCCGGAAAACCGAAGTACGGATAGACAATATCGAGGTGAAGACCCAGGCAACGGACTCGCAGGGGATTGCCAATTCTATTGGCGGGGATTTGCAGGGATCGATTTCTCACTATGATGATGGTTTTGCAGCATGAAAGAAAATACTGAGCTGTACGGCGTTTATGACGCCGATTTTAATCACCGGTTCGATGGCATAACGGTACTGAAAGCGTCTGTTATCCGTGATGCTAAGATGATGGAACACCCGCTGGAGGACGGCAGCACCATAACCGACCATCGCATTATTCTTCCTATTGAGATTGAGATAGCAGCACTAATCCCTGTAGCACAATCTAACAGCCTCTATACGGAGATTAGACAGGCATTCACCAGTACCGAGCTATTTTCAATAAACACCCGATCCGGTGTTTATCCCAATATGGCGATGGCGGCCATGCCGCACGAAGAAGACCCTACAAACGCCGACATGATCCCTATCGTGTTGCGGTTCAAAGAAACGATTCTCGTAGAAACGCAGTACCAGGCATTACCTCCGAGAAAAGTTAAAGACCCAAAAGACTCCAGCACCGTTAATCGAGGCGAACAAAAGCCAAAGGAAAGTAAAACGGGAGCCAAGATACTTGTGGGTGGACTTACTGATTGGGTAGGAAACAAAAAATGACAGCCATTATTCCATTGGAGCAACAACCAAACCAGTCTTTGACTATTCGGCTTGATAACTCCCGTTACGAAATTACGTTAAAAACGCTAACAGCCGAATTAATGGCTATCAGCATTGCGCGTGATGATGTGTTGCTGGTGCAAAATCAACGAGTGATGCCTGGTTCACTACTACTACCCAATCATCTGGCGTCCCGATATGGAAATTTCATGTTCGTGACAACCAACGACGAATACCCGTATTACACGGCGTTTGGTGCAGGGCATGAGTTGCATTACATTCCAGCGAGTGAACTATGAATGAAATCGATCCGCGTCTTATCCGCTGCGAGATCGAGATAGATGGACGAATGCACGTTTTTACCGATCTGTATATCTCGGCTACGGGCAGCAAAACGGCAAACACCCTGCAAAACGAATGCACGATAAAAATCGGCAATCTCAAAAAAACCACCCGCGATTACCTCATTACCGAAACATCCCCTTATAACTGGCCGCGCAAGCGTAAGCGCGTAGTCTTGTATGCCGGACGGCGCAGTTACGGCACGTTTAAAATGTTTGAAGGTGACATTATCGGCTGCACGCCATCGCAACCACCTGACGTAATGCTGACGATGAAAGCCCGTACTGGTGTGTTTTTCATGACAGATATGATTTCCGGTAGTTATGCGTCAACCGTCCCACTCACAAAGATTGCGGGAGACACGGCTGCCAGTATGGATTTAACGCTGGATTTTCAGGCGCAGGATAAGCAGGTCAGCAACTACAACTACACTGGGGCAAAACTGAAACAAGTGGACCGGTTGGCGACTGCTGGGAGCTATAGCGCGTACATCGACGATGATCGGTTGGTAGTAAAAAACAGGGACGAACCACTAAAAAACTCATCTGTTAGCCTGAATAAGCATTCTGGTTTGATTGGCATTCCTGAAGTCACAGAGCAGGGAATTAAGGTTAAATATCTGCTCGATCCATCCAGCAGGCCGGGTGCGCGGCTCACTATCGAAAGTGACATGAACCCCGCCGCCAACGGGACGTTTGTTATTTTTAAACTTGATTTCGACATCAGCAATAGAGATACCCCCTGGTATCACACGGCTGAGTGCAGACGGGAGGGGATGTGGCAGACACCACTGTTATGATGGACGCCGACCCCGCGCAGGGTTCCAGTCTGGCCGGTGTTATTGAATTTGCGTTTAAAAAAATGCTTCAGGGTATCGACGGCCAACTTCCGGCCGTGGTGATTGGCTACGATCGCCAGAGTAACCGCGCAACGGTGCGACCGCTGATTTCCCGTCTAACAACTCAAGGCCAGCAGATTGAACGCGCTACGATTGCCAGCGTGCCTGTTTTGTCACTCGGCGGTGGTGAGTTCGGGATTACGTTTCCTCTCAAGGCTGGGGATCGGGGCTGGATAGAGTCCAGCGATCGGGATATTTCGTTGTTCATGCAGAGCAATGAAACGGCGCGACCCAACACGCTACGCATGCATGAATTCGCCGATGGACGATTTATTCCTGACCTGTTTTCTGATTTCACTCTACCCGCCGATCATGACGGTGCAATGCTGATTCAGCACAAATCCGGGGAAACCCGAATAGTGGTAAAGCCTGATGAAATCGCGCTACGGGTGGGGAATGCGTCAGTCGTAATAGCCGAAGAATCGATCACTCTCTCCGCTGGTGGGCAGGTCCTGTCTATAGGCACTGGAGGCGCTCAGCACAATGGCGTCAATATTGGTGCAACCCATAAACATGATGGCGTACAGCCAGGTGATGGAACATCAGGAACGCCACAATAAGGGGATTTATGGCTGATACATTGAGCATCGCACTAAACAACCATTCACCATTTTTGGATGCGGCTGGGAATTTGGCGTTGACAACAAATCTGGATGCCTGCTTGCAAGACTGTGAAACGGCTATGTTGGCCCAGCGTTCGGAAATGATTTACGCAATGGATGAGGGCGTGCCGTACCGCCAAACATCATGGGATCAATATCGCCCTGCTCAGTTTGAAGCGGCGGCGCGTACCAGTTTGCTGGCGGTCAACGGGGTTGTTCGTGTTCGGTCGTTCACATTTAGTTTTTCGGGTAACACATTATCGTATTCGGCAACGATAGAAACCGAATGGGGTATCGGGGGGATCAGCAGTGAGTGAACTATATAGCTATGTCGAAGAAACGGGCGTTGTTGTGCCGGATGCGTCCGACATCAAAGAAGGTGTCGAAGCTGAGTTTAAAGGTGCGCTGGGTGAAAACATGTCCACCGCACCAGATACACCGCAGGGGCGGCTAATCAGCGGTGAAGTGTCTGCGCGCCGTGCAGTAGCGGTGAACAACTCGACACTGGCAAACCAGATTAACCCTGCACTGGCAACGGGGGTTTTCCTTGAATCGATCTGTGCATTACTGGGGATTGCACGTAAAAGCGAATCGCCGTCTGTTATTTCCGGCGTACTACTGACGGGGATACCGCTTACGGAAATTCCAGCCGGTTCCCGCGCGCGATCTGATTCTGGCGACTACTTCGCAACGACTCAGCGCGTTGTACTTGATACGTCAGGGCGTGCAACAGTTGATTTTTCCTCTGTTGAATTGGGGGCTATTACGTGTCCTGCTGGCGGCTTAATGACTGTTGTTGATGCGGTGCTTGGCTGGGAAACGGTGAACAACATTAACGCCGCTGTCCCGGGTGAGGCGCGACAAAGTGACATAGCGCTACGGACACAGCGACAGCTACGTTTAGCCAGGCAGGGGATATCGACGGTAGAGGCGCAAATCAGCAGCCTGTATGAGATCGGCGGCGTTCACTCTCTGGCATATCTTGAAAATGTTTCGCATGAATTTGCAACTATCGACGGCATTTACATGAAGCCACACAGCGTGTGGGCGTGCGTCTACGGTGGTGCAGATACTGAGATAGCTGCCAGCCTGCTAAAGAACAAAACGGACGGTGCGGGATGGAATGGCGGCGTATCCGTAACGGTTATCGAGGAAAACGCGGAGATTCCGTACACTGTGCTGTTTGACCGCCCAACTGAAGTACCGATCACGGTAGTTGCCAGAGTAAGGAAGGGGCAAAGCTCTCTCAATCCCGCCACTGTGGTTCCTGATGCGATGTTGCAGTATGCCGCGGGAGAGTTGGATGGTGAGCGCGGCTTTGTTGTTGGTGGTAACGTCAGTCCGTTTGAACTGGCTGGCGCTGTAAGCATATTGCAGGCTGGTGTATTTGTTCAACAAGTGCTGATTTCCCGCGATGGCGAAACGCCTGATGCGCGCGAGATCGACATAGTGAAAAATGAGATACCCACACTCACGCGGGAAAACATCACGGTGATTATGGTGTGACCTGTTGACGGATGGTAGGATTGATCCCATTTCAGAAAAGGAACCCTGTGATGAAAAAAATTATTCTGGCAATAACATTCTCTGGATTAACTGCACTGACTCACTCAGCGCTTGCTTTAACAATTGAAGATAAGGCCGCTTTTAATAACTACTTATCTGCAATGGCGGAGAATGAAATATCTGGTTTTGTTAATAGCAATGATTCAGTGCTAGGCGGTGAGGTTAAAAGTTATTCGGCCTCAAAGATAATATCTGCATATCACAATAACGAAGTGGCGGCGGATAAAGAGTTTAAAGGTAAGCCAGTAAGAATAAAAACCGTGGCCTATGCGATAAAAAAGGATTTCTCAGGTGATGCGTTTATTGTTGCTACGGGCAAGAATGCATCAGAGACATTGCATCTTAAAGTTAATGGTGATGATGAGCGCATTCAGAAAATAAACCGTGGCGGAAAAACTGACTTCGTGTGCATCGGAAAGGGGATGGTTATAGGCACCCCGATCCTCGAATCATGTGTTTACCCGAAAGATTTTGGCGAGTCAGTTTTTAGTAGCATGTCGCAATCATTATCAAAGGTGGAAGGGAAAAGCTATAAACCACGTTCTCAACTCGAAATTAGCTTGCTAGCTGCTTATTTGGCTATTGAAAAAGAAATAAAAGAAGGTTGCAGCAAGGATAAAAAATCTTGCAGTTCGATTGCGATGGAACATATTAAGAACATGAAGATGCCGGGTAGCATGACTGAAGGAAATCAAGTAGAGATAAAAAAACTTCTTGATTCATCTAAATCCCTCCCGATTATCACTTACAAGCCAATGGAAAAAACGCGGCTATTGAAGCTGCTTGAGTAAACCAACTGACACCATCCTAAGCCCAGCCATCGAGCTGGGTTTTTTTATGGAGTAAATATGTCATCCCAGATACCGGAAATAGAGAATAGCGTTAACCTGCTGCAAAACATCATCTGGCAATATGACGGCGACAACCCGATAAAAAAAATTCTGGAGCAAAAAGAGGGCTGGTACACCGAGCAACACGCAGAGTTTTGGGATAACTGGTTTCGTGATGTTTTCGATATGCGTACTGCGAATGATTTCGGCCTGAGTATTTGGGCGCGGATACTCGGCATTAATTTGTTTGTTCCTGAATGCTCAACGCCATTAACGACAGAACAAAAGCGGTTTGTTTGTCGCTTGCGTTACTACCAGTTAATAACTCGCTGCACGATCCCTGAAGTTAACGGGATTTTGAAAGACATGTTTATATCTGATGATGGCAAGGCGTATGCACTTGACCCTAACGACATGTCCAGAATTCAGTATGTTTTTACATACCACCCCGACGCCGCGGTCGCTTTTGTTTTGAAGTATTACGATCTGCTGCCGCGCCCGGCTGCCGTGGGTGTTAGTTATCGCTTTCTCACGTATAAGCCGTTTGGCTTCGGCCAGCACTACAGCAATTTCCGTGCGCCTTTCTGGCACGGCGACGGCATCAAGGTATACAGCAATCTGAAACTGACGCTGACGTTTACCGATGGCGTGCTATCCGGCGTGCTGACGGCTGCGGCGGGGATCGTCGTTTCAGATATTGATGTCACGCTGATTTACACGCTTGCGGGCGGGCGAACAGAAACAGAACGGCTGGTAACCGATGACAACGGCCAATTCAGCACTGCGCCTGATTTCAGTGTCGGATATGACGTTGTTGCGCGAGCGCAGGTATTAAACCCGCTATGCGAATGGGAAAACGTCGAATCGTCATTATCGACACGAATTAAATTCAACGGGGTTATTAAATTTAATGGCTCTAATAAATTCCGAGGTTGAGCATGTCAGAAATAATTAAACCAGGTGATTTACCACCAATTAATGAGTTGGACGAGTTCACTGCTCATATTCCAGAATTGCAAACAGACACCGATGTTTTAGCCGGAACGGATGGACCTGCAAATTTTCAAGCGCAGGCGCTGGCGAACAGGACCAAATATTTAAAGCGAATTCTGGATTTAGTTGGTCTGGAGTTAATTGGCATCAATCAGGCTGTAGCTACGGCACAGCAATCAGCAGACACAGCGAAACAGGGCGCTGATGCGTCTATGAAAAAATCAGCAAATGGGGCTGATATTGTTAACCCTGCCGCGTTTCGTGAAAACATTGGCCTGAGTAATGCGATGCTGAAGGGGGAATTCGGCTGGGGCGGTAGTACGCCAAGCATCACTACGCCGACGCTACATGATTTTTTCGTCACTAATAAAGCTGCCAGTGGTTTATACAGCGCTGACCCCGCCGTTGTTGCGGGGCTCCCGCCGGGCTACGGACCGTGCATTCTCACGTGGACTTCAGGAACCCTAGGGGCGTACGGCGAGTTAACGGCGGTCGATGTGACCAATAGCAACCATCGAGCCGCAAGAAACGTGCTCACCGCTGAGGTTTGGCAGGGCTGGGATTACATTCCGCAATATAAAAACGATGACCCCGGATTTGTTCGCAATGCACTCGCCGAGGATTACCACACTAAATCAGACTTCGACCTTGCGATGCGCCTTCAGCAATCTATGGGATCAAGCTTAGTGAACGGGGTCTGGAAATCGTTTTTAAGTGTTCGTCATCGCGGCGGAAATGGAACGGACAGTCCAGACTGGGGTTATGCGATTATTGATGCGAGTATGACCCAAGGGAATTACAACGACTTTGAGTTATGGAAGACTCAAGCTGGGGTGTGGTTGCCGCCCGTCAAGCTATGGCATACGGGTAATCTAAACCCCGCATCACTAAATGCAACTCAAACATTCCAGGGCGGCAATACTATATTCAAGGGGGCGAACTCATTTATATTAGAAGCTGCGTCGACAGGCGCTCTTATGTACATCCCGTTTTATGATGCTGGCCGGGTTGAAAGAAAGGGCTGGATAGGGCGAGGCTTGTCCGGCTCGGATAATATGCAGTTTACTAATGATGTGACGAGTGCAAATCTACAGCTATTAGCCACGGGCGATGTTGTTTTAAATCCTAAAGCCGGAAATATTGTTCGCGTGGGTGCGCATCAAATAGTTGACGCGGGGTTAGCTCAAACAATAGGTGGAGCTAAAACGTTCAGCCAAAAGATCAAAATTTTACGGAATTATCCAGCGTTTGTTTTAGAAACCACTTTCGTACCCGAAAATACCATAGGCAGGGTTCTAGCGTTAGAATATGAAGGCCTAAATAAAGCCGTGTTCCTGCGTCGAGTATCTCAGGAAAATTCGACGGGGCAGCAACGAGTAGATTTGCCAATGTCAGGAAACGGCACAATATTAGTTGCCGGAGTTAATGCCGTTGCTGACGGGAGTGGATTCTATAAAACAGCATCGCCGGTCATTAACATATACTCGGACGGATCATTCACTACTACAGATGATGCCAACGGCGTTAATGTTGAGAGGCTGGGCGAAGGTGTTTACCGCATCACAGGGTGCCACGGTATGCACCCCGACGCCGCGTGGAATGGTATCGACGGCGGCGTGAGTAATCCGAGATGTCGCAATGGCCTGGAGCTGACGTGGAACGATTTTAGCGTTGAACCAGACGGCTCTGTAATCGTCCGCACGTATCACCGCCCACACTCTGACGCCATTTCGTTTGCTCGTAATGAAATTGACGGTTATGAAAACGGTGACCCGATCGACGTTCCACGCGGCGCATTCATTCAAGTCCGCGTGAACATGCCAGAGCGCATCGAGCCGTATCACGCAATCAGCCACAGCAACGTTTGCAACAACACTGTATCACCAGCTTAATAAATCGTAATCAAACTAATCCAATGGCCGCTAACTTAGCGGCTTTTTTCATTTCTGGAGTTCAAATGGATCAGAAATTCTTTCGCGTGCCGTTTGCATCGAGCGGCGACCGCCAGACTATTCCCGACGCAACACAGACCAGTGGTGCCGTATCGTTTCCCAGCGGCTGGGGAGGGGATTACGCAAAAGACCCGACTATAGACGCGAATGCAAAACCCGTAGAGCGCGAGGCGATGAACGCCATTTTATACGCCATCACTAACGCTGTGCGCCAATATCAGGTTTTCGGATTCCCTGAATACATCACACCTGCTGACAACAACGGCGGTGCGTTCTCGTACAGTTCTGGCGCTGTAGTTCGCTACCGCGCAGCTCCCGCGATGGCATTTAAATCGTATGTATCGATCGCTGAGAACAACACGTCAGTGCCAGGAACAGACGCGACGAAATGGCAGGAGTTCATTTATCAGGAATCGACAGAGCAAGAAGCGATCGATGGCGAAAGCAACAATACTCTAATCACCCCGCGCCGCTTGCATGACGGGGCTAGCTATCTCGATGAGCAACTAAAAACCGCGTTGACGCCGTATCTGTTGCCGATCGGTGCGATCATCATGTGGCCTAGCGTTACGCCCCCAGACGGCTGGCTGGAGCTGAATGGACAGCAATTCAATGTCACCGAAAACCCGAAGTTGGCTGCAATGTTTCCCGATGGACGCCTGCCTGATTACCGAGACAGATTCCCACGTGGCTGGTCAAATGGTTCTCTACTGGGTGGAAACCCAGATCGAGAAATTGGCTCAATGCAAGGGGATGCAATTAGAAACATCACTGGTACTGCGCCCGTTGGCGACTCCAATTCAACGCATTCAGCCAGATTTACCGGGGCATTCTATGCAACATATAATCACGGGGCTCAACTTGGTTCCTCGGCGTTAGATTGGGATAATCCATTAATTTTATTTGATGCGTCCCGTGTCGTCCCGACCGCTGACGAAAACAGACCAGTAAACATCGCCACGATGTTTATTATTAAAACAGATAAGGCTGATTCAACCCCCGGCGTACCCGTTCCGTCTGCTGTCGTTGTCACGCCGCGTCCAGCGACTGTTAATGCCGGCACATTCGTGCAATTCTCAGGACAAGTTTTGCCTAGTAATTTTGCATCGCAATACCCCGTCTCATGGTCTGTTAGTGATGCGGCATTAGGCTCTATTGACGCAACAGGACGTTACACAGCAATAGCGGGGCGCACCGGTAGCCAGTCTGTAATCGCATCAATCAGTACGGGATTAACGACGCTGGTTACATTTGATCAGCACATCTATCTGACCAGCATCTCTATTACTGCGATACCGACTGTTGAGGTTGAGGGTACGTATAATCTCGCTGTGACATTTAACCCGGCAAATTACACAGAGCCTGCTGACTATGCGAGCAGTGATGCACAGATCGCGAGTGTTGTTAACGGAACTGTAACGGGCGTAGGAGCCGGGACCGCTACCGCTAGCGTGACTGGACGTTATTCTAGTGTCACTGCATCGCGTCCAGTAACTGTTACTCCGCAGGTCATTGTCGAAAAATACCTGCAAATTTCCGAGCGACTATCTGAGATTGCTGCCGCAGGCTCGACCGCACAAGCCGCAGCGCGGAGTAATTTGGGGCTGGGCGGGCTGGCAACAAAAGACGCGCTCACTGCTACTGACGTTGGCGCTGTTCCGCAAGCAAATGCATCACTCGGTACAGAAAATCTGAACACTGTAATTTCACTTGGTCGCAAATTTCAGTCCCTGACTAGCAACGCAACACTGGCGAGAAATTACCCAGTGGATCTTGCTGGAATGCTGGACGTCATCAGAACGACCGACGCAGGCATTCGCCAGACGTTCTACCCATACAACAGCACGGATGTTTATCACCGCTACTGCGTTGATGTAGGCGCGAATCCAATTGTGTTCAGTGCGTGGGGAAAATCTGGCGGTGACTTTTTGGAGAAATCACAGAATCTGCTGGACGTGCCGGACAAACCGACCGCGCGCGATAACATGGGGTTGGGATACACAATATCGACGAGTGAACCACCGGCCAGCGCCGCAGGCTACGCAGCGGGCCATATCTGGTACCAAGTTTAGCGAGGGGTTATGCCAATATTTCGTGAATCCGGGGGCTCGTTTGCCCCCGTTAAACAGCTCAATATTAATGATGTCGGAACCGTCAAACGTGTTGCGGCGGCGTGGGTCAATGACGGCGGCGTGTTCAAAAAACTGTTTCCAACAGAACCAGTAAATATGGAAGACTCCCCCATTTTCGATATAGAAGGGGCTATTCATCGATTTGAGGGGTTTGATTACAATCCAGCTACAGGGAGACACGGCGCGTGGAGCCTAAATATCAGAATACCAATACTCGATACGTCAGGGCTGGGAGCGGTAACATCCAGTCTGATAATTCTTACAAAGGATGGAAACCCCCAACAAATTCAGTATCGCGTGGGAAGCGTATCTTCAATAGTTGTCCGGCCAAATGGCGATGCGCCTGATTCTATCTCACTACCACATAACGGAACTACTCCACTCAGTATCATGTGGTACAGCGAGGCACGCTGGATAACGATTCCGTACAACGCTGCGCTGATCGGAACTGTTCTGGATATCAGAATTGAAGTAACAGCGCGGGGGGTTACGTATTTTTACGATACAACAGCAACACTGATTGCGATTTGATTATGCTAAAAACGACAAGTGCTCGTCGATATCGCTGAGCACTTCCGTCAAGCATCAACCAATCATTGGATTCATCGAACATTTCCTCTACAACGCGAGCGATGATCGCCTTGTCCGACTTGCTGGCGTCAGTATTGATACCGTTCGCTTGCATGGGTTTGGCTTTCACTGCGGCATCTGGGAAGACGCGATGAACCCGCTTTGTTAGCTCACATTCGATCAGTGAGTGAGCATTACGGATGCTTGAGACATTGCGCTTATCGTAGACTAGTTCAACAAACATTGTAGGATACCCCACCAT